CAACCCCCAATTCAGTCATTAAGACTAGGTAAGCATTTGCTACCTTCCCGTTCCCGATGACAATATCATCACCAAGAACAGCATAATCTCTGAACCACTCTCCCGGTTTCATTATGACGCCAGAGCGGAAAGCAGCGAATTGGACTATAAAGTGGTGGGTAAATGCTAACATGGCCCACGAAGACAGAGCCCCCATAGGCTGCCCTCTCGCATAGTAGAGAGTCTTCGCCTCCTTAATTCCCAATGAAGGGACCTTAGGAAACTTATACCCTCGTCCTATAAGGAGAGATGCCCACAGAGTTGCCCCCCAACTTGTCAGGAAGGGAGACAATAACACTTTTTGGAGTGTTATTGGTAACCGATCAGTCGCGGCAGTTAAGTCATAGCTGTACAAGGACCGGTGTTTACCGATCCTTCCCAGTAGTGACTTAAGCGGCCGAAGCTGGTCAAAGGTTCCATCTTCTGGAATCTGAACAAGTAGTTCAAATATCGCATCATGCAGTGGCCGGAGCAGCCACTGAGTGAAGCAATCCACCATCGCAAACACCCTAACCTTTCCCGCCGCCTCAAACTTGACGTCAAGCTTACCAAGCCCTAACGCAGTACCTGCGTAGGTCTCCAGGGGTTTTAAACCCTTGGTCCAGAGGTCTATACGATTAAGGACCCAAATGGAGCCAGTCATTCTACACCAATCCTCAAGGATTGGGTAGAGCGAACTGTGCTTCCAAATGAGTGCACTTAATCGGATAGCCCCTGGGGAAGTAGAGACTGTCTGCATAGCTGCCTTTTGCAGCATCTCTGCTCCCGGCTTAACTGGCGAGCTCTTAGCGATCAGGAAGGGCTTAGCCCTCAGACCCTTAACAAACTCAAGGGGATCCTTTAATCCATCGAGAAGCCGCCCGTGGAAACGGGCAACTAATCCAGGGATGAAGTACTCGCGAAGAAATACACTCGCAGTACTCAGTATCTCCGGTGACACCGGAGACCCAGATTCCGTAATAGTGGACAATTTCAAAACGTGAGGGACTTCTAATACTCGGTATAACCCGAATAAAGTCATCCACGCACGAATTACTCTCGCTTCACCACAACGGATCCGGCTCCGCATTTGAGCTGGAATGATCCGAGGACACCCCGATTTAGTCCGACTTACCCGGACCCCAAAAGGTCTGGTATCGTCTATTCGCTGTCCCCCCACCGATTGTTGCAGAAGGATGCTACACGCCTTAATATACAATAAGGCATGCTGCATTCCTCCTGACTTATACAACCGATGTACTGCTCTGACGTACACAAAGATAACCTTGATCCACGAACGGTTAATGCTACCTCCCACTAGAGGGATGATTCGTGAGAACCATCCCAACAGTGGTCGGCCCGCTTTTACACGGACCATGCCATTAAACATTTTCTCCACGCCAAGCCTAGATGATAAGGATGATAAATACATTATTCTTGTCATTAGTTTGGTGTGTTAGATGTTTAACCTTCAGTTTCCATCCCCCCTTCCGGGGCTAGCCTCTTTCGAGGTGGACAGGCTGCAGGCACCCTTAGCAGGGTTTGGTACATAGTAACCAATTCAGCATCATAGCAATTATCTCCTACGTTAGTGACAACCCCTCTCCCGGTTCCTGGGAGAATTTTCATCCTATCCGTACTCAACCCAGCTACGACTGATCGAGAGATCTAGTCGATCTCTGGCTAAATTTG